CGAAAATCAACCCAAAGCAAAGCATACCAAACCAGCAAACACCTCACATCCCAAAACAAGGAGTACCTCTACGGTTATTTGTCTAAGGATGGCGAGGGTTCGCGAGGTTATGTCTGCACTAACAGATCCCTCTCTCAAAGCCGTGATTCAAGAGGAGGCCTACAAGTCAATCAAGCTTTCCCTTGAAGCCACCAAGCACACTAACCCCTTTGCACAGACTAACGAGTCTGCAGATGTTCTCGAGAACTTAGGCATTATGACTAACCCATTAGCCGTTCTCCCACACACACATGCTGCAGACAAGGCTCTAGAGAACGACATGTACGACGTCGTGTCAAACTATTTCGATCGCTCAGAGCCCATCACATTCTACTACATGAAGCCAGGCAAACTTGGACGCTTTCGGCGTGGACCACAACAGCGAAACTACTTCATCAACACAATCTTCGAACCGAAAGACGTCGTGCGGTACCCAGAAGCCACAATTTACAAGAGCTTCCACGACCAACCTTGCACAACAGAAAAGGCGTTTATGGGAGACACGCTCCACTACTGGGACCCTGACCATTTGGCCCAATTGTTCATGAACTCACCAAAACTGAATCAACTCTACGCCACAATGGTCCTCCCAGCCGAGGCCTACTACAAAATCGACAGCCTCTACCCTCAGATCTACACCCTCAAGTACGTTAAGGAACATTTCATGTACCTGCCAGGAGGGCACGCTGGAGGCGCTTATTGCCATCATAGACGGCAACTCGGCTGGCTGCGCATTGGAAAGATTTCAAGGTTTGGGGGCAGGCTCACCCTCACCTTACAAATACTAGAGTCAAAGGCCGCCCACCATCTCTTCCTCATCACGCGGGGTGATCTTCAAACTCCACTCTACAGGACCTTCACGCAGAGCACGCCATATGTGCTCCTCCCCCGCATCTTCCTACCCGCTCGCTACAACTGCCGAACGCCCATACCATTAGAGTTAGCGAGCAAGATGTTCATGTACTGCAAGTCCCTCGGAGAGGTTAAAATGAGGGACCTCTACGCAAAACTGAGGCAAATGCTCCCTTCCAAGGAGTTGGTGAAATACCGAGGGGATGATTTGGTATTCATAACGAACTACTTTTACCTCATCTCACGTCTCGATTCTATGACCTGCTTCGACCAGATCCTTTCAGGCAACCTCCTCCAAAAGGCACTGAGGCCAGTCCGCGCGTGGTTTCAGGAGGTGGCCATGAAAATTTTCGGCAGGCACGAGTTCACACAACTTGTGGAGGCACTTCAATGGACACCTATCGACCTCACCTTTGAGGTGACCATTGATCAGCCGAGCGACTGGTTCACAAATATGCTCAACTCCACCTTCGGACCACCACTGCCCAATGAACTCAATCCCTCTCCAAAAACTCCCCCAGGCTTCGAAACAGAGGATCCCACAACTGAAGCTGCCAACCTATTTGAAGCTTGGGACCGCATCAACAAGATTCATGGCCCACCCGCTCCCACTACCTTCCCCGAGGAAGGCACTACCACAGTGATGCAAGAGGACACCCCCTCCGAGACTCATGCTGAGCCCGCTGCCCCAAAGGAGCTAGACGCAGAGGCCACTGCAGCCGTGCAGGATGACGACGAGGAACGCCCTAAACCCTCCTGGGCCAGTGAAGTTAGCGAGGAAATACCCGTGCAAGTGCAACCTGAGGGCACGCCCGCCTCACTGCCAATTAAAGTGTCCAAACCATACCCCACAGAGGTCTACAACGCCGTGCATCAACTGGTGATGGACACACTCCCCATGCCAGACAAACTCAAAGGAAGGCGGGCGGGGCTTTTCTCACGCAACTCAAAAGTCAAGGAGTATTCTTACGGAAAAATCAAGCATGTGAGTAGTCCTTGGAGAGACTCCCTTGACCAAATTGGGAAGATGCTGGACCTCGACCTCTCAAGTTTTGACCACTGTCTCGTCCAGTTCTTCGAAGACCAAGCCCTCATTCCCCCACACGCTGACAATGAAAGTCTCATCCAGAAACACTCGCGCATCCTCACTGTCTCACTCGGAAGCGCTCTCCTGACCATCCAGCCGCGCCTTAGCTCCTCAAATGCACCGCCTGTGAGCATCCCTCTAGAAGGATGCACTGTTTATGTCATGGAGGAGACCTGCCAGGACGACTTTCTCCATGGCATCAAGGCTCTAGAGTCCGGTCGACTCTCGCTCACCTTCAGACGTTCTGTACACTTCGAAAAGGAGAGCTTTGACCACTCACTCCCCTGGGCGGCCTGGATCCCCATACTGCGTTCTCTTGGTTTCAGGGGCAATGAGCGACAAATTAATCCTGGCGACCAAAGCCTCATCATGCCCATCTCTGAGATCAACAATGGACTTCCAAAGGCGTCCTGCCCTACCAAGGAATGGACTGAACTGCTCAGCAGGCTCCACAGGCTTCCTGTCCCCTTCCACCCGAGTCTCGAAAGGGCCAAGGCATTTGGATCTGACATCAAGAATTGCCGCATCGGCAAATTGCTGACGCACCAGCCTGAAGTGTGGCGCAATGCGTTTGGTAGACGCACTGAGGAGCAGCCTAGGGAATTGGCTCTCTCCCTAATCCATGGGGCGGGGGGCTCAGGCAAAAGTTACGCCATCCAAGATTTCCTCCGGGCCCACCCTGATATCAACGTCACCATCATTCTTCCCACCAACGAACTCAGGCTGGACTGGGTTTCCAAGCTTCCGGCCACACCTCTTGCAAACATTAAGACCTATGAAAAAGCTCTGCTTTCAAATGTGCATGAGGTGGTCATTCTGGATGATTACGGCAAACTGCCAGCTGGCTTCGTCGAGGCGCTGGTCTGCGTGTCCCCCGCTCTCAAATTGATCATTGCCACAGGGGATTCCCAGCAAAGCGTACACCATGAGAGTAATGAGAACTCCTCAATCTATAAACTTCCCCCTCTCATTCAGATTGTCCAGCCACTCTGCCGCTACTACATAAATGCAACGCACCGCAACCGGAAGCAGCTGGCCAACATGCTGGGCGTTTACTCTGAAAATGTGGGAGATTTCCGGATCACCCACGGAACTAGCCCAATCCAAGGGGTGCACCTTCTGGTCCCGTCCATCTTCAAGAAAACTGCGTTCGCTGAGATGGGACACAAAGTGTCAACTTACTCAGGCTGTCAAGGCATCACGGCTGAGCGTGTGCAAATTCTCCTTGACCAAGACACCCACTTGTGCACCAAACAGGTTCTCTACACTGCACTCTCCCGAGCGGTCCACTCAATCCACTTTATTGACACAGGGACCAAACTGAACAGTTTCTGGGAGAAGCTTGATGCAACCCCTTACCTCAAGACCTTCTTGAGGACAATCCGAGAAGAGAAGCTCAAAGAAATGGAAGTGGTTGAACCTGAGATTGCAGAGCCAGCCCCACCGAACACGCACTTCCCCGTGGAGAACAGTAAAAACTTCTTTGACAATGTCACTGAAAATATGGGAGAGAAGTTTGAAAGAGAAATCTTCAAGGCAGACACAGGTTTCTCCAACTGCGTTCAAACCGAGGATCAACTGGTCCAGATGTTCGCCCACCAGCAAGCCAAAGACGAAACCCTCTTTTGGGCGACAATTGAAGCTCGGCTCACCATCACCAATCCGAAAGTGAACTTCACAGAGTTCTACAACAAAAAGAAAATTGGTGAAATCCTCTTTGAAAACTATAAGAGAGCCATGCAACTCCCAAATGACCCAGTAGCATTCTCCAGGGAGCTTTGGGATGTGTGCGCCGACGAGGTCCAGAAAACCTATCTGTCCAAGCCCCTCCACATGATCAAGAATGGCCAGAACAGGCAGTCTCCCGACTATCCAAAAAACTTCATCACCTTGTTCCTAAAGTCACAGTGGGTTCAGAAGCTTGAGAAGCTCGGGCTCCCAAAGATTAAGCCCGGGCAGACAATTGCCTCCTTTCATCAGATCACGGTGATGCTCTACGGTACCATGGCTCGCTACCTCCGGAGAACTAGAGAAACATTCCAGCCCGCCAACATTTTTATCAACTGCGAGAGAACTCCGGAGGATATGTCCAAGTGGGTCCGTGAGCACTGGAACTTCACCAGAACCTCCTACGCCAATGACTTCACTGCCTTTGACCAATCCCAAGATGGCGCGATGCTCCAATTTGAAATCATGAAGGCAAGATTCTTCAACATCCCCGAGGAAGTCATTGAGGGGTACATTGACATCAAGTGCAACGCCGAGGTGTTCACCGGCGTCCTTTCAATCATGAGGCTGACAGGAGAAGGTCCCACCTTCGACGCAAACACTGAGTGCAACATCGCCTTCACACACACAAAGTATAACATACCAAAGGAATGTGCACAACTCTTTGCAGGAGATGACTCTGCCCTCGACTTCTCACCAGAAGTCAAGCCCAGCTTCAGGCTGATTGAAACTGAACTGTCACTGACAGCCAAGCCCGTACTTAAAATGCAAATTCAGGGACAATGGGCTGAATTTTGTGGGATGCTCATTACCCCTCTGGGCGTCGTCAAGGACCCAATCAAACTCTGGGCTTCATGGGTGAGGGCCAGGCAAACAGGCAAGCTCAAAGAGGTTGCGGACAGTTACGAGCTTGACCTTTGCCTAGCATACCAACACCGCGATCTGTTGCAAGAGGTTTTTGATGAAAGACAAAGTGAGGCTCACTTCAACACTGTGCGTGAAATCATCCTATACACTAAAGGTCGACGCCTCGCCACTTACAATGGATAGCAACCTAGCACTCCTCACTAACCTACTAACCTCCAAGGGCTTCGTCAGAACTAACAGACCCCTCTCCAAACCCCTGGTAGTCCATGCTGTCGCAGGTGCGGGCAAATCTACGGTCATCCGTGAGTTCCTGCAAGAAGTCTTCAACTCCTCTGGGCAGACTTTAGGCATCCCCGACCCACCCACACTTGAAGGGGCTTACATCAAAGCGGCTACAGTTCCCCTGTCCAACCACTTCAATATCCTCGACGAGTACTCCGTCCAGCCCCTTCGCCACTCATGGGATGCCGTCTTCTCCGACCCACTCCAAAACCCTGCCCATCCGGTCCGTCCACACTTCATTTGCACTGTCAGTCACAGATTGGGACCGGAAGTGTGTGGTCTCCTCAGAGACCTCGGCATCTCCATCAGTTCTTCGGGCAGTCGCTCACAAACTGTGTTTCGAGGAGGGGTTTTCGAATCCGAACTCAAGGGCACTCTCATTGCGCTCGACGAAGAAATTAGAGACCTCCTCACCGCCCACGCGCTCAATCCGGTCTGTCCCCACGAAGTCTTGGGCAGAGAATTTCCAGTAGTGACGGTGCTCTCTTCCCAGCCCATCCCGAACATCAAGGACCGTTCTGGCCTTTACATAGCGCTTACTCGAGCCACAGATGAGCTCAGGATCTTGGCCCCAGGGTTTTAGACTGACCCCTCCTAAGGACTACACTAACTCAGCTTTAGCTTTAGCCCTAGGCATAGGAACTGCCCTCGTAATTCACTTCACCCGTAGGTCTAGCTTACCCTTTGCCGGCGACTTGACTCACTCACTACCGCACGGCGGTTGCTATCGCGATGGAACCAAATCCGTCACATACAACCGACCTTCCACAGACCATCAACCCACATTCATCATCTCCACACTCGCCATCCTTCTTCCGGCTCTTATTTACCTTTCTTCTAGGTTTAGTAGTATGTTTAATAGCCCTAAGTGCGCCCACTGCAGGGCCCACATGCCTAATTAAGCTCGATGGCGCAGGCGTTCTTCTCCAAGGCTGTGCTGGTGTCCAACAGCTCCCCTCCATCCTAAAGCACTTCCCAAGACCA